CCTTCCCGATTTTATTCGGGTCTGCCGCATCCTCGTATGACAATCCGATGAGGTTAACAGCAGCCTTGATTACTTCCAACCGCTCCATAAGGTCATCGATAGTTGCCTGAATAGCTGCCTTCGGCTGACTATACAGGTTCGCAACGTAGTCGATATCTTCCCCGGCAATAACACGGAGCGCCATGTTCTGACTAAGGCTCGTAGCTCCCAGATAAGCCTTCAGGAGGTTCGCCCAAATCTGACCGGCAGACTGCTGAGTTGTGGGCGCGACCTTCTTCGCCAAAGGCTGCACTGGGGGAGGAGCCGTAAGTTCTGCTGGGTCAGAGAAGTCAATAACGGGGACAGAGCTCGTCGGAACTGTGGTACCTGCAGGCAGACCCTTGCAATACTGGTAGGCTTGCTGGTACGACATTCCCATGTCGGCCGCAATTTCCTTGACCGTCTTGCCCGCCAAGAACAGCTTCTGGGCCTGGTTCTTCTTCGTCCCTTCCTTCGCCAATACCACACCAGGAGGCAACTTGCAACCCGGCTGCTTGGCGTCAGCCTCCGTCAGGCTCCGTCGAACCACTCGGGATTCGACCAGGGCCACTTCGCCGACTTCGCATCCGCCCTTCTTCGTGGGCTTCGCCCTCTGGTAAAGCGTGGAGCAACGGCACGCCGGATGGGCCGGTGGAATGGCATGGGAACTGGCGAAGCTCTTGTCCGCTAAAATATAGCCCTGCGCGACGTTCGCAGCACACAGTGCATCGACACGATTGTCGGATGCCGAAATCCATGCCTTCTCCATCACAATGCCCATGGCCTGAAGGCGTTCGACAGGGGCCATATTCCCGTTCTCGTAGGCGTACGCCAACTCGGTAACGGCAATCAATTCGGCGCGGTCTCGAATGTGTTTCTGAGGCTGGGGTGTGGAGAACCCCTCGAAGGTCTTGTTGATGGCCACTCGGATGTTGTCGTACGACCAGCCCATCTCCATCGCCTTGCCAAGCAGGGCGCGCATTTCATCCCGGGTCGTCCCGTTGATTTGCGTAATGAGGTCGGCCCCGTACTGCTTCATCCAGTCGACTGAGCGCGGGTTCGGGAGCGCAAAGGGGTTAGGGTCGTTCGGACCAGTAAGGCCTAGGTTCTCAGCCTGGTACTTGGCGCCACGCTCCCAGGCCTTTGCCGTGTTATCCACGAGCGCATTGTGCATCGGGTTAGGCTGGAGCTGAACCTTATCCCAGGCCTTCTCGAATGCACCCATGACCTTCGGCTCGAGATTGGGCCGCTTGGTTTGCGTCCACTCCCGCTTTTGCTCCTCGAAGTCGGGGTCTTGGGTATCGAAGAAGTCGGCGTCCTCCCACTCGTCAGGGAGGCTCTCGAGTTCCGACCACTCACCTTGCGCAGGAATACCGCCTTCGAAGTCCGCGTAATCGTCGTCCGAGAACCCAGAAATCGCCTGCTCATGGAGGGCGTCGATAAGGTTCTGGGCCTGAACTCGGAATCCATTCCGAATAGCCCAGGCCAGGACCTCTTCGAGCGGAGCCGTCTCTCTGACCTTACGCTGGCGGTCAAGAACCTCCATGAGGAGGATGACTTCGCCAACCAACGAATCACCACGCGCAGATACTAGCGCGCGGAATTCGAGAAGGTCAGAGATGAGGGTCATTCAGTCAGCTTCTTGCGGAATGCCATAAGGGCGCTGCGGAACTTTTCCTCGGGGTCGACTGACTCATCCAGGTCCACTGGAAGAACGGGGGCGGGAACATCATTGGGGTCTTCGTCAGGGTTCTGGGAACCTTCCGCCGGTGCTGCGGGAGCCTCGGCCTTCGGGAACCACATCGCGCCATCAGGGAACATGTCCTCCAGAATGTCCGACACCTCCTCATTCAGGCCCAGTGCCCGAAGCAAGAGGTCAACCAGAACGCGGTCTGGCATCGTCTTGGCGGTCGACTTACCAGACAGTGTAGCCGCTGCAATAATAGCGTCAATGGTCTGGTTGGTATCGCGCTCGAGGATGGACGGGAATTCCACGTTCACCGAGAGGTCAGTTTCCTGTGTCTCGGTAACAACGTCTTCCTGGAATCCTGGGTCAGGCGCTGCCTGGGGGAGCCCTGTAAGTGGGTCAATCTGTGCGGGCGGCTTCTCAATCGGCGCTTGCCGCCGAATGGTAACCTCGACTGTATCCGGGATTTTGCTCGTGAGCATTGTCGTCCGGTTGATGACGTAGCCCAAGATGTCCCGGAAGACATCCGCCCACAACGTTTGCCGGTTGCGCATGTGCAATTCGGTGGGCCTGTCAAGCGTCTTTGCAGTCGCCAGGTTGCCAACATCCGCGTTGCCAGAAAGAATGGTCTCAGGAACGTGAGAACCGGCGGCAACCATCAGCCAAAGCCGGCGCCCCTCTTCAGGGGAAGGCGCAGCACCAGCAGTCTTGATAGGCTGGAGGTCTGCAAGGGGCTTCCCGTCAGACCCACGCTTGGAGATGAACGTCGAACCTGTTGCAGGCGGAACAGCATCCCCATTTGCCCCCAGAACCTCGAACGCTTCCTGGGGCGAATTGAGCTTCTCCTTAGCCGCCGCAACAGAACTCTTGCCCTGCACAGCTAGCGTCCATGCAAATCGCGCAAGGGCTCGACGGATGGTTGCGTAGTCATTCAGGTCCTGAGAAACTGCGCGCGCCCAGGAAAATGCCGGGTACTTCTCCGGGATTCCAAAGCGCATGTTGTGCAGCCCGCCAACCTTGAGGTGGTAGACGGGGGCGTTCCAGAGGACTTCGCCTCGGTCCTGAGAGCCCTGCTCACCCAATTGCTCGGGCATGTCGAGCTCGTCTTCCTCCACCTTGAGGAGGTACCGCCAGTCAGGGTAGTACCTAACGACGCGCCTGGGCTGACCAATTCGTCCAGTCGTCAGGTCGAGGCTACGCTCCTGGGACACGCGCTTGTAGAACCAGACCTCGCGTGCGTCCTCGGGATTGTGGATGATATCCCCGTCCAGGATTTGCTCGACTGGGATAGTACGCACCGTGATGTGGCCCTTCTTGTCCGAATCCGAGTCGTCGGTCCACAGGACGAAGAAGATTTGGCCCTCGTTCTGAAGCTGCGTTTCCTTCCCAATCCGAGCCTCGTGGGAAGTGAACTCGACCAGGTTCTGCCTGTCGTTCAGGAAGCCCTGGACAACCTCATCGACTTCAGGAGTCGGCGCACTGAAGGTAACGCCCTGGGCAAACACGTAGTTCGTCTGCACATCCACTGCGTTCCGAATGAGCGGGTTTCGGAGGTACATGATGCGCGACAATGCTACGAGCTTCTTGAGCCCGCCTGCAGAGAATTCGTTCTCGGCTTCGGCGCCTTCCTTGAGCCATCCGGCGTCTTCGAGTTCCAACTCGAGTTCGGCCAGGCGCTCCTCGAGCATGGTGAATTGTTCGGCTTCGACTAGCAGGAGGGACTCCAAATCGGACCGCTCCATGCTCCGCAGTCCTTCGAGGAGTGCGGCTCCCTTTCCGTTCCTTCCGCTCACGCTAATACCTCGAATGCACTACGGGCTGTTCGTAGACGACAACCTCTTCGTGTGTCTGCTCCTCGGGCCAGTACGCCATTACAACGGCATCACCGTCATCTGGCGAACGACCAAGGCGCTTCTTGATGTCGTCCTTGGACTCAACCTGAATATTTCCGCCCGCAACCATTCGCCACTTCGGGGCCACAAGGTCTCCAGTAAGCTGGTCGTCAGGCGGCAAGGCTGCCGGAACTCGGTTCGCCGGATTCAAGATTTCCCGCAAGTTCCACCAGCCTGCAGAACGGGCGTTTGTGAAACCAACTTCGCCAGAAGCGTCGACTAGGTCCGTCTTCCTGCTTGCGTTGAAAGCGACGACGGGGTAGTTTCTGTCCCGCAATTGGTCCACTACACCAGCCCCGATGCCGATGACGTCGACTACTGCATATGCGCCGTGTGCACGGAGGATGGTCGCAATCTGGCGAGTCGTCGTAGTCGTATCCTGCTTCGTATGACGCTCCAACCACTTGATTGCCCAGCCATGCCGATGCGCGTAGACGGTCTTGTCTTCGCCGCCCCTTGCAATGTCCGCGCCCAGACACTTGAATGGTTCCCATGCCCCCTGCTCCTCTAGCTCGAGCCAGCGCTGGTTGGCGTTCTCGACCCAGGTAAGCGGGATGACCGCGTCCTCATCCTCGGTGCTAAATTCCCCAAGCACACGATTCTGGAACACTGACGACTTCTCGCCCCACTGGAGTCTACGGGCTGCGACCCACTCCACGGAGATTCGCTTGGCGGCAATTGCCTCGTCCAGGGTTACGTGGCGCGTCCACCAGTCTCCGTATCCGGGCTTGTGGGTCTGGATTTCGTAGAACCGACCTGAAGGCGAACCAGGCGTCGAATTCGCCATTGCCCAGGCTACCTTGCCCGTGCTCGCTCCTGCGCCAGAAAATGCACCCTCCGTAGCGTCGTAAACGTCGGAGGGGATTGCCTTCGCCTCGTCGTAGATGTACAGGACGTGGTCAGCGTGGACGCCTTCGATGGACTCGGGTGTATCTGACGCCAGTGCAAATGCGGCGCCAAACCGGAGCTTCAGGTTTAGGGTCTGGAGTTCCGTCCGTTCGTTGAATTGCCCACGCCAGCCCAGCTTGTGCCACCTGATACGGCGAGCCCACTTGTGGATTTCCGGCCATAGGAATTTCTCCAACTGA